GTAATTGCTGTTGATACGTCTACGGCTCACGTAGCGGCTGCTATGGGAAAAGAAGTATGGTTACTCAATCGTTTTGATACTTGTTGGCGCTGGTTCATGGATAGAACCGATAGCCCTTGGTATCCAATCATCAAAATTTACCGCCAGCCCAAGTTGGGCGATTGGGAATCTGTAGTACAAAATGTTAAAGAGGACTTAATTAAATGGAGCAAGTAATACTATTATTGGGCGGTATTGGAGATTTTTTACAATGTTTACCTTTTATTGATGCCAATAAAAAAGATAAGCCATATCGTTATGCAGCAGTAACCCATTTAAAGGGCGCTAATGAGTTCTTTAAGACGATTGGAATTAAGCCTGACCCATTACATATCTTTTCCACTTTAGACGAGCAGAACACGTTTTTAAACAGTTTAAACAGGTCTATACAATGGGTTCATTGTCCACGTGCCCAATATTTTGCAGAATTTCCTTTTGACATGGAAAAACCAGTGTTTACTAATGGAAAGCCTGTGGTGGGAGTTCATGTGACTGGAAGCGCTTTTTCTATTGATACCCAAAAGAAATTTGGAATGATTCTTAAATCTATTCCTACAAAGGTCATTGATAAGTTAAATACGAACGACTATAACCTTATGGTCTTTGGATTAGAAAATGAACTTGAAGGTATCAAAGAGTCTGAGAATTTAAAACTTATAAGCTACAAAAACCCAGCTAAAAGTCTTGCTTATGTAGCTCAATGCCATGCTTTGGTGGGTTGCGATAGCGCTTTTAAAACCCTTAGTTCTATGATGAAAATCCCTACGTTTGTTTGGTTAGGGGATTATTCTGATCCGCCTCGTGATCAAATGTTTATTGACCCATATGTTAATGATGGGGTAATGAAAGTATTTCGTTACAAAGATTTAGATGCGCATTTTGAACGTGGTATAACAATGACAAAGGAGTTTTTAAATGAAGTTTTATGAATATGCAAGACCAATGCTAGATAAACGAGCCACGGGGTTTGATTTTGCTTTTGAATATCTTAGAAAAATTACTAATCCATTGATTGTTGAAACAGGCTGTGCCCGCATTGAAAATAATTATGCTGGGGACGGACAAAGCAGTTTGCTTTTTGATAAATATATTAATGAATATGGCGGTGAATTTATTACCGTAGATTTATCGCACGATAGCGTAGAAAACTGCAAAAGACAGATGGTTTGCCCAAGGACTGCCGTGGTTGAATCAGATAGTGTCTCATATTTACAACATTTAAACCAAAAATTAAAAGATGAAAACAGAAAAATTGATTTTTTATATTTGGATAGTTTTGACTTTAATAATGATGTTCGTATGGAAAGCGCTGCTCACCATCTAAAAGAACTGCTTGCAATTCAAGATAGTTTAAAATCGGGAGCATTGGTAGCGGTTGATGATAATTGGTTTGAAGGTGAAAAACGTACTGGCAAAGGTTTTTTAGTTTTGCAGTATCTTGAAGCTTATGGTATTAAACCAGCCTTTGATGGTTATCAAATTTTTTGGGTAATGAAGTAATGCTTCATGTGATAGGTGATTCCCATAGCAGAATTTGGTCTGGTAAAACATTTCAGCAATTTGATGGTGGATCACTTTTCCCTAATATAGCGATTCATCATATTGGCGCTCCTCTTGCATACAATCTTGTGGACAAAGATAGTGTGGGGAAATGGGGTAGATATATATTGGATCTTTTGAAAAGATTGCCAAATGTTACTGCAATTGGTTTATCTTTTGGGGAAATTGATATGCGTACCCAAGCGTTTAAACGTTCTAAATTAGAAGAAATCCATTTAAAATATGCCTCAGAAAACATAGCAAAAAGATTAATTAAATTTTGCCAAATTCTTCGACAGCATTATCAAATACCAATTTTTATTATGGCTCCAATTGCTTCTGGTTCAAAAGCAGAAAATTCAATAGGAGATCCATTTATACGCAATCTAGCAACATTGTATTTCAATGGTTATTTAAAAAATAAACACCAATCTATTAGCAATTTGTATTTAATTGATATTTTTGATAGCTTGGTTACCCCACAATTGGAGACCCAAAATCAGTACTATATTGATAATGTGCATTTAAATTTGGATGGGTTAAAACTTTTAAAAGAAAAGTTTGCCAAAGAATCTAAAAAACATCAATTTAAAAATTACTTTTTATAAACAAAAAACCCCGCCTTTTGAGCGGGGTTCTTCGTTGGTAGGTACGGATTAGTATGAACCGTATACACCGAGGGGATCGGAAACACCGAAGCTGTAACGCTCACGAGACTTGTAACGGACGTTACCAGTATCGAAGTCACCATCCATAGAATTCTGGAGTGGTGTACGTACAAAGTGTTTCAAACCATTAGGTACATCAGTTGTCAAGAACCATGCATTGGTTGCGGTCAAGAAGTGGTTAATTGTGTAACCTTCTGGGACAGAACCATTGTTCTTAATTGCGTTGATGTCGTTGTTGTTAGTACCAACACGGAGTTCGGTCTCTAACAAACGAGTTGCAACGAATTGCAATGCAGGTGGAACAACCAATTTACGTGGTTTAGCAGCGATTAACAGACCACGCTCATCTGTCCAAGCAGCGATTTGAATAACAGCGTTTTCCAACGCAGTTTCGTTCAAGTCAGCAGGAGTAGATGGAGTGTTGGCGTTAGTACCACCGTTAACCAATGGGTGTGCAGTAGAGAACAAAGGCTGACCATCACCATAAGTGTAGGCAGCGTTAAAGCCGTTGTTCAAAACAGCAGCAGCTTTTACCTGTTTGGTATAAGCCATAGCACGAGCTAGACCTTTGGTATAGCGAGCAGATAAAGAATCGTAGAGGTTGTCTTCGATTGCTTCTTCAGTCAAGCTAAAGCCAAGGGCGATAGTTTCGTGGTTGTAGCGAGCAGTCCAAGCTTCTTGCGCATTATCATACGCAATTGCATTGCCTTCAGGTTTAACTGGGGCAGCGCTGAAACCAGACAGTTTTGTTTCTTCTTCGAATGAACGCTCAGAGGTCTCTGTTTCGTAGATCTCTTTGTGTTCTTCGCCATAACGAGCATACTCTAGTCCGAACAATGCATTCAATCCGGGGAGCAACTCTTTCAGTAGTTGTGCACGAGAAATAGCCATTTATAAAGCTCCTTAGATTAAAGTGTTACTGCTGGAGCAGTATTGTTATAGTACTCATGGATACCGAAGTTAAACTTAACGTAAACTTCAGGATATTGAGTAAATACCAATGTGCTTGATGCAGGAATTGTCATTGCAGTAGATGCAGTACCAGTTGGGCTGTTTACTGTAACTTGAGCACTATTCAGAATAACTGTAGTAGTACCAGCAGCAGCAAATGTAGAAACCCAAGAACCTGTACCAACATACTGACCGTTTGCAGCGATATAACCAACTTCTGTACCAACTAACAAGCTAGAAGGAAGAGCAGAAACAGTTAATGTACCTGTACCACTAGTATAAGTAGCAGTAGTAGAGATAGCTGAATCACGCTTCAAATCAACAATACGGAATGGTAATGTTGAAGTAGTAGCAGCAGAAGATGCTAATACAGCGTTTGAAGAGTCACCAGTGTTAACGTTACCAGCAAGGTCAGAACCAGCAATGTTTAAACCAATCATTGCAGTAGCAGCAGAACCAATGGCAGTAGCGCCTTGGGTTGAAGCAACAGCAACTTGGAACAATGTATCTGGATCATCAGTAACAACAGCAAATGCGTCACCAGCTAAAGTGCCAGCGGGCCAGTATTGGCTGAAGCGCTTTTGCTTAGTAACTGGATCTGTATAGTTACAACCCAAGAAAATACCAACTTGACCAGCGCCAGCAGCACCAGTAGTTGAAGAGCCACCAGTAGTGACTGTTTCACGTGTGATAAAACCACGTGCGATACCTACTACGTCACCGTAAAAAATATTAGTGTTAAAGCCATACTGAATCGGCAACTGACGTGTCGAACCAGAGAAAACTTGACCACCAATAAGATTTACTGGCTTGAACCCGTATGGAGCGGGTACGATTGGATATGCCATTTAAATCTCCTTAAAATTAAATTTATCTGCCAACCGTTACCGTAGACTTACTTTCTTTGAAAATAGGCATACGAGAATCGGATTGACGCATTAAATTGTTATCTACAGCTTCCGTCTG